TCTGGATTTTTTACATAAGTTTCAATCATTAATGAATAGCATTCTGAATGTATACCTTCCATCATTGCCTGAAAACCATAACACAATCGCACCTCAGGAATTTCAATTTCTTCTGCAAAATTACAATTAATATTTTCAAATATAATACCATCACTACCAGCAAAAAATGCTAGAACATTTTCAACAAATAATTTTTCATTTTCATTTAGTTTATTAAAGTCATTAATATCAGCCGCAAAGTCAATTTCTTCTGCTGTCCAGAAAGCCTGCTGTTGCTTTTTATACATGTTATATACTTTTGGATATACAATTGGAAATAGTACATATTTTCTTGAGTTCTTTTTAGTTAGTATTTCTTCATCAGAGTTCGGCTGCATATTAAATACTAATAATATATTTATTTTGCCTTTAAATAAAAAAAAATTTAAATAAAAAATTTTCAAATTACTTAAAAATAATTAAAACTAGTAATTAAGTTTTAATGCAATCAGATAGACAACTTTTAGAGTTAGTTTTACAGAAATTAGAAGAACTCGAAAATTCTCATCTAAATTTAGAAAGAAAATTAGATGAAATTCATAAAAACACAAAACGCATGGAAGATCATATTAATTTTGTTGAAAATACATATGATAAGGTAAAAACTCCATTTCATTATTTAATGGATAAAGTAAGTTTACTTTCATTTTCACCTTTTAGAAAATCTGAAATTACACAAAATGAAAAAGAAAAACTCGAAAATAAAGAAACTAATTAATAAAATCAATAAAATAATTTAAGAAATTGAATAAACTTAATTAATAATTAAAAATTAATATTTACTAATAAATATTTACTAATTATTAAATGAGAACTGAATTAGTATTTTTTGATTCTACACATGAATCGATGAAAGGAACTACTAGAGGTCTAATTGCTTTTATTTCATTGATTATTTTTGATTTTATATGGTTTTCTTTAAGTTCAAAAACTGTATATAAAACAGTAACTAAAAAACCTAATATATATGCAGCAATATTAGTATATTTAGTGTTATGTTCTGCAATTGCTGTACAATTACCTAAAAGTTATTCAGAAGCGCTTGTTTATGGATTATTAGTGGGTTTTGTTGTTTATTCTGTGTTTAATTTAACTAGTTTTGCTATATTTAACTGGCCATTAAGCACTGCTATTATTGATACTATTATGGGTACAATTAACTGTGGTATTGCAGCAAGTCTTATTTATTTAATATATTTCAGAAAATAAATAAAAAGTTTATTTTATATGGACACATGGTCAAAAATGTATTATGATAATCATGGTATTAAAAAGGAAAATATAAATGAAAAATTATTATTGATAAATTAGACTCAATTGGCGCTAAAATAAATAAAATAAATAGTACTAATAATATCAAAACTAATAAATATTTTACTTGTAATTATTTAAAAACTATTTATAATTTAATCTCTAAAATATGGAACAAAATGTATACAGCATGTGCAACTTATTATTATCAATATAAAAAATAAAATTAGTATTATATCAGATATACACATTATTATAATATTAATAAAATTATTATAATAAAAAATAAATATTTTATTTTAAAAATTATTGAAATTATTAATAAAACAAACAATAATAATTCAAAAACAATAGTTTCATAATTAAAAATTCTAAAAACTTTAAATGTTAAAAAATGTCTTAAATTTTTATCACATCTATCAGATAATTTAATATTATCAAGTAATCTAAGTATATTATAATTGTCTTTACGATTTGTAGATTCATTTTCATCTGTAATAAATAAATTTTCTTTATGTGTTAATAGTTTAATTTTATTTAATAATTTTAAGACATACAAATCAAAATCAAGATGTCCTAATATTATCTTATGATTATTAATTATTTTATCAATAGATTTATTGTTAATTATATATGCTGCCGTTGACGTAAAACCACTATTAAAATCTGAATGAATTTTATAAATATCAAAATTGTAATTATTAATTATTTTGGTAATTTCATTATTAAATTTATTGTAATCAATATTTAATAATGTATCATCTTCTAAAATTATAGAAAAGTCATTTATTAGTTCTTTGTTTTTTGATGATTTGTTTTTTCTTATTTTTTTCCAGACATTGATATGTGCTAATGATATACCGATAGCACTTTTTGCATATAATAAATATTTATCACTTTGTTCTTTATTTAATAAAACACCTTTTGATAAAATAATTTTATTTGTAATTTTAGAAAGATTTTTATAATTATCAGTTTTAATATAGTCTTCTTTATTTTTTAAAGTGATAACATATATTTGAATTTTAAACATATTAAAAAATTTATCTTAATTTAACAAATTAACAAATTTTACAAAATTTAACTTATTTAAAAATTCTTGAGAATAGTTAAATTAACTTTATTACCAAATATGGATATTATTATTCGTAATGGAGTAATTCAAAGTAATGAATCAAAAAGAGTACATGAAATAAAAAATAATGCTGGACTACTCAAAAAAGATTACAAAGATTATGTAAAAGGAAATCCTGGACCATATTATGATTTTTTTGATTGTCATCTTTGTGTTCCACGAAAATATAATCAAATTCAAAATTTTTCAGGTCCTCAACATAAAAAGAAGATTAAATTGATGGATACAAAAGATTTTAATAAACTTGTTAAATATTGTTGTATTTGTCATCGTGAAATAAAACCAAATCCATGTTTTTCCGCAAAAAGAAAAATATTTATTGAAGAGGATACTTTTGCTAGAAAAGTAGAGGTTAATTTTGATCTACAAGAACAATTTAAAAAGATTAAAATTTATGATCAAAATAGTTTCGAAAACATTTCCGAAAATAATTCCGACATAGATTTAATAACATCTGGACTAAAGAAGACATCAGTTGATATCAATGCAAAATGGAAAAATTTATATAATAAAATCAACAAACTCACAAGAAAAGATAATGTAAATTTAACATTTCGAAATTATAAAAACACACAACAAAAAGTTATTAATAAATATTATCAAATGGTATATAAACTAGTTAAAACTCCAATACTTTATCCAATAAGTATGACAGAAACAAAACTTATTTGGCCTTGGAATTTAACTAAGTATCAAAAATTTAAATTAGAGAATCCTGACTATAAATCATCGGTTATGTTTAGTCATCGCGGAAATTATAAGATTACTGAAAATTTTGTAATGATTGAATAGGTAAATTTACAAAAAAAAATTTGCTTAAAAAATATAAAAATGTATATTATATAACTATTTAGAATAGTAACATATGGAAGTTGAAAACCATGATTTTTCTGTTCAAAATTGTGCCAATAGTTCATGTTTTATAGACACAGACATTGATAATTTAGTTGATGCATTTAATCATAAAACTACTGTAGTTTGGAAACCAAAATTAAATTTTGTTAATGACATTAATGTAATTATTGAGGAATTAAAACAATATCAAACATTTGTTGGATTAGATATATATGAAGTATTAGTTTCATGTGGTCATAATTTGACTTGGGATCAAGAATACTATGTATCAACAGAAGATTTAAACTGGTTTAAAAATAATGAAGGTAAAAAACATTTCTTTTCTAGTTTAAATGAGAAAAATACTATAAATACAATTGAAGAATATAGAGCAGTAATGGATATTCATTTCAAACTTGTTGAATTATTTGAATTACAATTAGAAAATTTATAATAATTAATAATTAATAATTGATTATGTGTTGGAACGCTACATCATCTTTAACAAGTTTTATAATTGGATATATAACATGTTTAATTTTATACATTAGAAATAAAAATTATGATAGATTATATTCAATATTTTTTATATGGATACTTTCAGTTCAATTATTGGAATATTTTATGTGGATTGATCAAGAATGTAAAAGTTTAAATAATATTAGTAATCAAATTTTATGTCCAATGATATTATTACAACCAATTGTTTTATCACTTTTATCATTACATTTTATTAATTTTGATAGCACAACAAAACATATATTAGTAATATCAACAATAATATCATTTATAGTTGTAATTATATCATACTTAAAAATTGCCCCATGGAAAAATCATTTATGCTCGAAACCTGATAATAATACTTGTCATTCTTTAAAATGGCCATGGATTAATAAAAATGTAGTATTAAATAGTATAAATTATTTTGGATTATTTACTATTATTCTATATTTTTTTATTAAAACTAAAAATATTTATTTATTAATTTTTGTTATATATTTTATAATATCTTTATTAATAACAATTGTAATAAAACCATTTAATAAATCACAAACTAGTCATTGGTGCTTTTTAGCAGTTGGTTTACCAGTACTAAAATTAGTCATTTAGTTATTTAGTCATTTAAAAAATCATTCTAAATATTTTTGATAATTAAATTTTTTCTTAGTTCCGCCATCATATTCATATGCAAATCCTTCATCAATTAATTTATGATTAATGTTGAATAATTTGTTGAGTACTTTTTCTTTATTTACTGGTTCTTCATCTACAGAGTATCTATCAATGTCAGTATATAAACTCGCGAGTAATCTTCCATATTTATCAAATTCTTCACATTTAATTTTAATTATTTTTTTGTTATCATTAATTAGTTTTTGAATTTTACTTTTTGATAGTTCAGATTCAATTTCTAATTCACAATCTGTACATAATTGAATTAATCTATTTCTGGATTGTTTTGCAGCAGTAATTTGATAATGACGATATTTATCACTTGATGGTGGTCTAATTTCTGGACTATCAACTCCTTTTAAACGAATAGTATATTTTACTAAATCACCATTTAGAAAAAAAACTGCTCTACAAGTATCAGCATCATACACATTAACAACTTTACAATAAAATTCTTTACCTTTTAATGAAAAATTGTTAATATTACAGTCTTTACACTTTAATAATTCTTCTTTTTCTTGTTCGGTCAGATTCATTTGTTATATAATCAACTTAAATTATTTTATTTTTTTAAATTACTTCCTTGAATAATCATCTTCGTATCTAACAATGTCATCTTCTCCTAAATAATCACCTATTTGAACTTCTATTAATTCAACTATACTTTCACTATTATTTTCAATTCTATGTATTGTTTCTTTTGGAATAAACGCGTGCTGATTTGCAGTTAGATTTAATTTATCTTTACCAACTTGAATTATTGCATTACCTTTTACAATAGTCCAGTGTTCACTGCGATGTTTATGACTTTGTAATGATAATCTACTTTTTGGGTTTACAATTATTTTTTTAATTTTATAATTGTCACTTTCAAGTAAAACTGTATAATTCCCCCATGGTCGTGTAACTGCTTCCATATAATAATATTATTACATATTTATTAAAAACTTGAAAAAAATAATTAATCAAATTTTAAATGATTTAAAAGTTAAACTTATTAAATTATAAATCTAAAATGTGTGGTATATTTTTTGTAAAGAAAAATGAAGATATATCAGCAGAAAAAGTAAATGTAGAATTTGAAAAATCTAAAAATAGAGGTGGTATACCTCCAGATGATACTAAATTTTTTGAAATCGGTGAATATTATTTAGGTTTTCACCGATTATCAATTAATGGACTTAACACAGAAAGTAATCAACCTTTTTATAAAAATGGAACGTATGTTATATGTAATGGTGAAATTTATAATTACAAAGAATTATATTCATATATTGGAATTAAACCATTAACAAATTCAGATTGTGAAATTATTATTGATTTATATCAATTATATCCTATTGATTATTTTATAAATTTATTAGATGGTGTATTTTCTTTCATTATATATGATACTCGTAAAAATTTAGTAATGGTTGGAAGAGATCCATTTGGTGTAAGGCCATTGTACTATTCGCTTGACTATAATAATTATAGTTCTGAATTAAAGCAGATTAATAATCTAACAACTGAAACAATTACACAATTTCCACCTGGTCATTTTTTAATCAAAAACAGTAAAACAAATAAATTAATTAAATATCATACATTAACACAATATTATATGCCACTATGTAACCAATTTAAAAATTTTGTAGATGAAAGAAGTTATTATAAATCTCTTATAAAAGGTACATTAATTAATGCAGTTAAAAAACGCTTACTAAGTGATAGACCAATTGCGTGTTTACTTTCAGGGGGGTTAGATTCAAGTTTAATTACAAGTATAGTAGTTAATTTATTAAAACATAAAACCAAAAATAAATTAGAAACTTTTAGTATAGGATTACCAGGTAGTACAGACTTAATATATGCAAAAAAGGTAGCAAATTATCTAGGTACTAATCATACAGAAATTTTATTAACAGAAGATGATTTCTTTAATGCAATTCCAGAAGTAATTGAAAAAATAGAAAGTTATGATACAACAACTGTAAGAGCAAGTGTAGGAAACTATTTAGTTTCAAAATATATATCTCAAAATTCAGAGGCAAAGGTTATATTTAATGGAGATGGTTCAGAT